CGACGCTCTTCCGATCTGGAACTATAACATAACATGAATATATAGAAATGTCAAGCTAATTTTATAACGTTTCTTTCTTTACCGTAACCCACTAGGAAAACTTTTTGCAATTCTATATATCTATGTTCCCTTTTCCCACTATGGAACATAGGGGCGGTGGTTATGGTATTTTGTGGCGGTCTGCTATTTCCCTATGAGGAAGTCGCTTCATCTCCCACATACAGCTTAAACTCCCAAAATCAGCCTTGTTTTCACATAGGCTCACCGCTGGTTATTGGATTTTCTTATGCTTCATTGATAATCAATATTACCTATCCAATAAGAAAAGACGGTAACCAGCGAACCAGATCCCATAAAATAATTACTTACATTTTTCATGCTAATTAAATTATTTATGTATTGACATATCGTGCAAACAATGGTATAATAATGCTAAATAAATGATCTGCTTATCTATTGCAGATTTTATTTTTTGGATTGTAAAGCTAATTAAATTATTTACAATGTAGAATCCGCTATGATATTTAATGCTCTATCAAGCAGCCTTATATCAAAAGCAAAGATGGTGTTTTTCTATAGTTGTTAGGAACACCAATGTAAGACATTGATAATCAACGGATTAAGAAATGAGTTACAACTTTTAGGTTGTAAAATCACAAAAAGAAATCGTAAAAAGGAGGTTTAAAATGATCCAGGTTTGTGATGCAATCATGGGTACTGGCAAATCCAGTGCCGCTATCACGTATATGAATGAGCATAAAGATGAAAAGTTCATATACATCACACCATACTTGGAAGAAGCTGAACGAATCAAGAATGGATGCAAGTCAATGCATTTCGTGGAACCGAGTGACAAGCTAAAACAGTATGGGTTCAAGAAGAGTGAGCATACCGCTGCTCTCATTAAACAGGGAAAGAATATCACGACCACCCATCAGGCATTCAAGCGGTACACGGAGGATATGTTGGATGACATCCGAGAATATGGCTATCGCCTCATTATTGATGAAAACGTAGATGTTCTGGAGAAATATGATTTCCATCCAGACGATATCCAATTAGCGATTGACTCCGGGCTGATTATTCGAGATGAGGATACTTACTATCTTGCCAAAGAGGACTATAATGGAAGACTTTATCACGAGCTACGGCAATTCTTAAAGGTTCGCCAGTTAATTCAGATGGAAGACAGTGCTGGCACACATCTTTTTTATTGGGTATTGCCACCGGAGTTAATCACGGCATTCAAAGATGTAATCATACTGACGTACATATTCAAGGGGCAGTCACTCCATCATTTTCTGGAAATGTACCAGCTTCCATATGAGTATATCGGTATCCATAAAACAGAGTCAGGACAGTATCGATTCTGTGACTATCCGGGATATACACCGGAATACGTCAGCCATTTAAAAGATATGATTCATATTCTGGATAATGATAGGATGAACAATATCGGTGACAGCTATCATGCGTTATCAATGAGTTGGTTTGGCAGAGATGAAAACAATGTGGAGCAGCTAAAGAACAATGTCAACAACTGCATTAATAATATCTGGAGAAACGCCCCTGCCGGAGAGAAAATGTGGGGTACATTCAATGACTGCAGATGCAAAATTAGTGGTAAAGGATATACGAGGTCATTTTTGCGGTTCAATATGAAAGCGACAAACGAATACAGGAACCGACATTATATGATTTATCTGGTCAACCTCTTTATGAATGTCGGTGAAAAGACATTTTATCACAAACACGGCATAGAGGCAGACGATGATATGTATGCTCTATCTATTATGGTTCAGTGGATCTGGCGATCAGCCATCAGGGATGGAGATGAGATATATTTATACATACCGAGCAGACGTATGAGGAACCTGCTTGAAAATTGGATTGAAGAAACAGTACAGGGAGGAAATACAATCAATGAAGCGTAAATGTAATAACTGTGTATATAAAGAAAGCTGCAGCGAGACAACACCATGCGAGGACTTCTACCCTCTTGATGGAGATTTACTTACAGATGATGCTGTAGAGCGAATGGTTGAGGATGGTCGATCAGAATTTGAAAGTGCGTGGCGTGAATATATCAATGAGTTCAATAATTAATTTATATCATCATGCTAATTAAATAATTACATAGAAATGAGGTGTTTCACATTAGCAAGCAACTTACTTGTCAAAAATTTATTTATAAGCTACATAGTAGCCGCCTTCGTAAACATCGTTGGCGGCTGACACTTCCGATCGAGGAGGCAAGAAGAAACGAAGAGGTAATATCTCTTGCCGACAGTCAGACATTGCGCTGGATTGATTATCTGAATGACATCACAGACGCTGATGCTGAAGCTAAAAAAATCAAGGAAGAAATTCGCAGTTTAAGAACTGCTCCAAACAGTGTAAAGAACAGACACGCCATTAAGAAGCTGTACGATGATTTGGATCAGCTGCAGTATAAGGCAGATTACGTCACTCTGATGATTGACAAAGAAAAGGACTACTATCGTGCCTGCAAAGGCTTTCAGATCAATGGCGTAAAATATCGACGCCTGCTCGGAACCAATGGTGGAATCAAGAACAGCACTATCGTATTTGTAAGTGAAAAAGTCGTTGACGAACTGCATCGCAGAATATCTAATGGACGAAATCCAGAAAAAGAACTGGTTACTGCAAAGCTCGAAGCATATCAGGCACTTACCTGTAGTGCTTCTACTCCGGTTTCATTCCCAAAAGGAATCGCTGTAGTAAATGACTGTGAGACTTCGTTCCTCTCTGATATTGTATATCTGACTGATGAATGCGATGGCGAACCGGCAATGGAATTACAGAAACAGCAAAAGGTTGATCTTGATGCTTCAGATGGTTTTGGAATGATGCTTCCATCACTCGCAGAGCGTTGGAGCAAAGAGCTTGGACTTGACTATACAATCAGTGGAGCCAATACCCGTTTCTCATTTGAAAAAGGAATGGCTTTCACATTTGATTATGTAGATTTTGCAGAAAAAATTGCCGGAGGAAAATACATCATCAAAGATGCATGGGGAAACGATTTCGATGTGCGTGATGTAGAACTGATTCTCACTACTTCTATGGTAAAGCTCTGGGATAGTTACGATAGCTGCGAAGCGTATGTACAGAACTCATTATCCAACGGATACACATTCGGCATTGCAAAGACTTGCCCAAAAGAATTAGAGAGTGAGCACTCCTTGAACTACCAATTCATTCAGAGCTACGATTTATCCGATGATGAGATTGAAGAATTGATAGCTCCAACAATGAATGAGATCAAAGATGTTCTGCATGGCGATTGGCGTAAAACACTGCTGTTTTTAAAAGGTATTGGCATGAACGAATCCAATATTGAAAATCTGGACGATGATTTTGTAAAAGCAATCATGATTGATGAACGCATGATTGACGACCCATTCGTTCAGAATGCAATCTATCAGCTCATAAAAAATCGTATTGATGAAGCTAAAGTAGGGGTACTTAAAGTTCATGGCAACTATTCCATAGTGTCTGGTGATCCATACGCACTCTGCCAGAGCATGTTTGGATTGGAAGTAACCGGTCTGTTGAAATCTGGAGAAATCTACAATAAATACTGGAGAGATTTTGGCTCAGAGAAGCTTGCCTGTTTTCGTGCGCCTATGACCTGCCACAATAACATTCGTCTGGTACATCCAGTTCATAGCTCTGATGCTGATTATTGGTATCAATACATGAAGACCTGTACGATCTTCAATGCATGGGATACTGCAGCCGCTGCATTAAACGGAATGGACTTTGACGGTGACTTAGTTATGCTCAGTGACAATAGAATCCTCGTTGAGAAGTTAGAACCGCTTCCAGCTCTTATGTGCGCTCAGCGCAAGGCAGCTAAGACAATTCCTACTGAAGATGATTTTGTACGTTCCAATATTGAAAGCTTCGGTAATGATATCGGGCAGACAACTAATTACATTACATCTATGTTTGAGGTTCGTTCTCATTATCCAAAAGGAAGCGTTGAATACGACACACTCTCCTATCGTATCAGATGCGGTCAGTTATATCAGCAGAATGCAATCGACAAGGCAAAGGGAATTATCTGTAAGCCGATGCCGAGAACATGGCATGATAGACATGCTGCGAATAAGATTGAGGATGATGAACTGAGAGAATTCTACAGAAGTATTGTCGCTGATAAGAAGCCATACTTTATGAGATATATCTACCCAGCTCTCATGAAGCAATATAATCAATACATAAAAAATACGAATCGAAACTGTCTGAGAGAATTTCAGATGACTGTTGATGAGCTTAGATTAATCCCTGCCGATGAACTGACAGAACGGCAATCTGACTTTCTTAGATACTATGACTACCGAATGCCTGTAGGCACTGGCGATTGTGTCATGAATAAAATATGCAGACGATTCGAGCAGGAATTTGATGGGTATATCAGAAAACATAATTCCAAAATCAAATTTGACTATACGATTATGAAAAATGCTTCTGAGGATTATACTACTACTCAGTACAAAGCCATCAAAAAGCTCTATGAGGACTATAACAAAAAAATGCAAAGCTATACTGTATTTGCTCAGAGCGAAAAAATAGACAAATATGATGCCTTTACAGAACTTTCTGAAATGAATGCAGAATTTCGTAAGTCCTGTGACATTATCTGCCAGAATGAGTCGGCGTTATGCAATATTGTTCTGGATCTGTGCTACAAGAAAAGCTCATCCAAAAGATTTGCTTGGAATATGTGTGGCTCAGAAATTATACATAATTTATTATTAAATCATAATCACACCGTTAATTTCCCGACACTGGATTCCGAGGGAGATATCGAGTATTGTGGTGAACGATTCAAAATAGTATCAAAGAAATTAGAGGTGAACGAATGAGTATTGTATTAAAAGAAAATGATTGGGCTGAAAAAATGATTCAGTCCAAATCACTTGGAAAGAAGCCATCTGAAACATTGCGTCGCATTGCGAGATATTACATAGATAATGGGTATGAAAAGAAAAAAGAAGTACGTCAGAAACTGGATATCTTCCTATTACAATGCGACCCACTTGCTTCTCTCCCAAAATGGGACGCAGCTCTTGAGTACGCAGTAACCAGTGCTTTCAAATATGAAGCAGTCGATATTGACCAACTCGATATTACAGAGAATGAGCTGAAGCTTATCGAGTCATTGGATGGTGTCCAACTGGAGAGATTAGCCTTTACTCTTCTGTGTCTTGCTAAATATTGGTATGCTGTATCACCGGAGACTGATTACTGGGTAAATAATAAGGATAATGAAATAATGGCTCTTGCAAATATTAATACATCTATTAAACGGCAATGTTTATTATACGGCGTATTAAAAGATGCTGGGTTACTCCGATTCTCTAAGCGTATTGATAACACAAACGTTCGTGTATGCTTCGTAGATGACTCCTCTCCTGTTGCTTTATCGGTATCAGATTTTCGCAATCTGGGATATCAGTATATGAAATATAAATATAGAAAGCATAAACGTAACCCGTACTTTGAATGCGAAAATTGCGGTATTACAGTAAAATATACAGACCCAGAAAAAGGACGGAAACAGAAATTCTGCAAAGCGTGCGCCACAGAAATAGCCGTTCAACAGCGGGTAAACTACATCATGCGAAGGAAAAATTTAGGTGTGTAAATTATTTTTTTTAGCACGATATAAATTTGCTACCACTCTTAACATATTGATACTCAACCGTATATAGGTATTTGATGAGGTGCTTGTATGAAGGGAATATATGAACGTGATTGTTCTATAAATACAAGAGTCAAAGGAGAATCGAAATGGTTAGAGTAACAAAGGTTGAGAAGGAAGCAATTTTAAAAAGTTTTCCAGATGCACATATCCGTAGAACCATGAAACATAAATCTGGCAGACATCATTATTTCTGTGAAGAGTCTGACAGAATCATGGCTTTCCTTAAAGCATACCGTAACGAGTGTACTGTGTGCGCCGAAGGGTAGGTGCTCAATATGAATATAGAACGACAACCACAAGAGTCGCTTATGGATTATCATAAGCGACTTATTTATGGTAAGCTTGTTGATCGTACACTTGCGGATGTAGATTATGTCGAACTGTCCGAAAAGGTATACGGTCAACCTTATTCGAGTGATGTTGCGAGACGTATGATGTATGGCAGTCGAAAAACGCTTGAACTCATGGATAGCATGAATCTGTCAGCTGTTAGTGATAAGAATATGATGTCAGAAATCGACGAAAAGATATTAGAGTTACGCAAAGAGAAGCAGAAAATGTACGATCAGCGTGTTGCTCTCAACAGCTCCATTAGAGCACGCTCCAGACAGGAAGAATTGAATGAAATTCTTACTAACGCAATACTGCAAGGCAATATGAAAGGTCTTGAATATCAACCACATGATATTGTACCTTCTGATAATGATCTGTTGGTAAGCCTGAATGATATCCATTATGGAGCAAACGTACATAACGCATGGAATGTCTATAATTCTGACATTTGTGCAGAGATGATGCGGTCTTACCTCGATCGTATTATCGAAATTGGCAAACGACATAATAGCGAAAATTGCATTGTATGGGCGAATGGCGATCTGATATCTGGAAACATCCACTATTCTATCGCTGTTACCAATAAGGAAAATGTTATCCAGCAGATTACAGGTGTATCGGAGCTGATATCTACATTCTTAGCAGAACTTAGTAAACATTTCAACACAGTGTCATTTATCAGTGTCGCTGGTAATCATAGTAGAATTTCTCCTAATAAAGAGAACTCTCTGCATACAGAACGCTTAGATGATCTGGTTGAGTGGTATATCAAGGCAAGACTGCAGAATTTCAAGAATGTATTCGTCATGGACGACAAAATTGATGAAACGATGTATACCGTCGATATTCGAGGAAAGACATATCTCGGCATTCATGGCGATTATGACGGATCTGCCGCCAAAGTACAGTCTTTACAGACACTGGCAGGCAAGCCGGTGTATGCAATTCTGTCAGGACATCTGCATCATAATCGTGTCGAATCAATCCAGGGAATCAAAACTGTCATGGCTGGAAGTTTTATGGGCGTAGATGACTTCTGTGTTCAGAAGAGAATCTATGGTACGCCGGAGCAGATGGTATGCGTCTGCGATGATACTGGAATTGTGTGTCATTATGACATTGATTTAAAAACTACATAACGGACATAGCCGGAGCTGTAAAATGCTCCGGTTTTTATTTGGGAAGTTATCCCGTAGAGGTAGCGGTGCTGACTGTAAATCAGTTGCTTAACGGCTCGGGTGGTTCGACTCCATCACTTCCCATTCAAAATAATAACAAAGGAGGTACTTGCGCGTGGGACGTAAGACAAAAATGAACTCAATCACTAGCCCAGAGCTTCTGGCGCAAGTGAATCCAGAAAATACACAGTTACTTGAAGACTTCAAGGACTATCTTCGCTCAATCCAGAGAAGCGAAACAACTATTGCTGGATATGAAAATGATATTCAGATTGCATTCGTGTGGTGCTTACAGCATAACAACAATACATTCTTCGTGAATTGGACAAAACGAAATATCGTTGCTTATCAGAATTGGCTTTTAAATTCAAATGAGAATAGCCCAGCCAGAATCAGAAGGTTGAAAGCTGCTCTCTCATCCATGAGTAATTTCATTGAAAGCGTATTGGATGATGAATTTCCTAATTTCAGAAATATTATCAACAAAGTAGAGAATCCGGTGAATAGACCTGTCAGAGAAAAGACAGTATGGGAGGATTCTGAACTTGAGGCGTTGTTGGAGAAGCTTGTTGAGCGCAAGGATTATGAAAAAGCCTGCTATCTCGCTCTCGCAATGTACAGTGGAAGAAGGAAATCCGAATTATGTAGATTCAAGATATCAGATTTTGATGAGGATAAACTGGTATGCGGTGGGGCTTTGTATAAAAGCGCTCCAATCAAAACTAAAGGCAGAGGCGGTGGCAAGATGATTAACTGCTACACGCTTGCAAAGAAGTTCACACCATATCTCGATATGTGGCGCAATCGTCGTCTGGACAAATATGGCGATAGCGAATGGTTGTTCCCCGATGCAAAGAATCCCGAAGAACATATTCAGATCTCAACCATTAATAGCTGGTCAAATACGTTCTCAAGGTTATCGGGCAAGCCAGCCTATATTCATAGCCTGCGACATTATTTCACCACCAGTCTTGCGAAAGCCGGAATACCGGACGGAGTAATCCAGAGTATTGTCGCATGGGAGTCTTCTGATATGGTTCAGTTGTACAAAGACATTGATGCTGATGAACAGATCGGAATGTACTTTAAAGATGGCGATATTGTTGCGCCCGAGCAGAAAGGCTTGGGAGACCTGTAAATATAGAGACAAAGGAGATTGTGAATATGAATAGAAAGGAATTAGTCCGTCGCATTGCAAACGTGATGCGAGAAAATAATATTCGGAAACCTGTCTCATCCCAAAAGCAGGTTTTCCATATATCTGATGACGAAGGAAATACAAAAGACTTTGTTGTCAAGAAAACAGATAAAGGTGTTCTATTTACATATGACGATGTAGAGGCAATGATGGACACCTGCCTTGCGGTTATTGGTGACAGTTTAAAACGAGGTGAGTCTGTGTCTATCAGAGGGTTCGGTACTCTCTCTCTAAACTACAGAAAACCGCGAACTAATAAGCATCCCGTCACGCATGAAGATGTTGAAGTCTCTGGCAGGTATGTACCAAAGTTTGAATCTGGCAAGGATTTAAAGATGTGTGCCAAAATGTATGAACTTTCTTTGGCTGAGCGTCTATCCAGCTATGAATCACCTGATTTTAACGAAGAGGATGGTGATGAATAATGGCTTTGGAAATGAACACAGATAAAGTAATCTGTCCCACATGCGGTACTGGATACTCCAAAAGAAAGGGATTTTTCCCTGTAAGTTACGGAGAACTATATAAAGGTCTGGGGTACATCCCGTATTGCAGATCGTGTATTGACAAAATATATAGTCAGTATCTCGCACAATGTAAGGACTCAAAAATGGCGGTCAGACAGACATGCCGTAAACTAGACTTATACTGGAATGAAAGTATTTTTGATAGCGTAGTAAAGAAAAGTTCTGTGCGATCATTAATGACACAGTATATTGTTCGTATCAATAGCGTCTCATGTGCAGGTAAAAGCTATGATGATACTTTGCTCGACGAGGGCATCCTGTGGTCTTTTGATACTACACAGGTTGCAGCAGAGCCACAAGATATAGAACCAGATGAGGCAGATGAGTCAAATACTGCCGATGAACCGGACATCCCGCAAGAAGTAATTGCCTTTTGGGGAACTGGGTATTCTAAAGAGATGTATGAGCAGCTTGAACAACGTCGCAAATATTACAGTTCAAAATTTCCAGATGCCTTCTCTGATGCTGGCGGAAATGATATCGGTAGCGACGTGTTAATGAGACAGCTCTGCAATCTTGAAGTAAGTATATCGAAGGACGCTGCTGCCGGAAAATCTATTGACAAGAGCGTAAACTCACTGAATACACTGATTGGTAGTTTAAACCTCAAGCCAGCTCAAAAGAAATCTGACGAACTGGATGCTTCAATAGCTAACACTCCGCTTGGCGTATGGTTATTTAGGTATGAGAACAAACGTCCATTACCTGAAATTGATAAATCTTTACAGGATGTCAACCGCATTAAAAAATACGTGTTCACATGGCTTGGGCATATATGCAAAATGTGCGGTGTAAAGAATGGATATACCAGGTTGTATGAGGATGAAATTAATAGACTTCGAGTAGAAAAGCCTGAATACGAAGATGAGGACGATGAATCTTTATTGATCGATGCGTACTCAGAAAGTCAGGATGGTGATGAATAATGGATAGATATGAATCTGTCATGGAGGGCGCTGCTATATGGGGCGCCTTTTATCGTGCCAATCCTGATAAGTTTGCCGAAGACTATTTACACATTCAGTTAAGACTATTTCAGCGAATCTTACTTGCAATGATGTTCTGGAGTACCACGTTTGTATTAATTGCTTGTCGTGGTCTTGGTAAGACATACATCAGTGCTATTTACTGCGTCGTAAGATGCATCTTATATCCGGGTACAAAAATTTGTATTGCGTCCGGAACCAGGGGACAGGCTATCAACGTTCTTGAGAAGATACTTCTTGAATTGAAGCCTCAATCAGAAGAATTGAGGGCTGAAATAGATGACAAGCAATCGAAGATCAATGGAACCAATGCACAGATTGTATTCTTCAATACAAGCGTCATCAAAGTAGTAACAGCCTCTGATAACGCCAGAGGCAACAGATGTAATGTGCTGCTACTGGATGAGTATCGACTGATCTCAAAAGATACGATCGACACTGTTCTGAAAAAGTTCCTTACATTAAGACGTATGCCGAGATACGAGGAACTGACAGACGCTGAGAAAAAGATTGAGTACGCAAAAGAAAAGAACTTAACTATGTACCTATCTTCTGCTTATTTCAAAGATCATTGGTCATATACGAAGTGTATGGATACCTTTGAAATTATGAAGGATGAGAACAGACATCAATTCGTATGCGGATTCCCATATGAATTATCTATCGAAGAGGGATTGCTTGACCCTGAGACAGTTGCTGATGACATGTCAGAAAGTGATTTCAGCGAAATTAAATGGAGTATGGAGATGGATGCTCTATGGTATGGCTCTGAAGACGGAGCATTTTTCGACTTCCCTACTATATCCAAAAACAGAACCATCAAATATCCAATGTTACCAGATGAAATTGCATCTAAACTGAATAATTCCCAGAGCATCAGAATTCAGGAGAAGAACAATGGTGAAATAAGAGTCCTTTCTGCAGATATTGCATTAATGTCAAGCAGAAAGAACAATAACGATGCTACTGCTATCTTTATTAACCAAATGAAGCCTTCGAGAGCTGGTCGATATTCAAGCAATATTGTATATGCGGATGCTTGCGAAGGAATGAGAACTGATGAACAGGCACTATATATTCGTAAACTGTACGAAGATTACAAATGTGATTATATTGTGCTGGATACAAACGGTCTCGGTCTTGGTGTGTATGATGCTTTAGCAAGGGATATGGTCAACCCGGATACTGGAGAACTATACCCAGCATTGTCTTGTTGCAATAATGCAGAGATGGCTTCAAGATGTACCGTTATTGGTGCAAAGAAGGTTATTTGGTCAATCAAGGCAAGTGCTCAGTTTAATTCAGACTGTGCTTTTATGTTAAGGGAAGCATTCCGCAGTGGTCGAATGCGATTACTCTCAACAGAATACGATGCTGAAAAATACCTGGCAGAGATACGTGGATATAATTCACTTTCCGACTCAGACAAAATGTCACTTCAGCTTCCGTATATCCACACAACTCTACTCGTAGATGAGCTTACAAAGCTTTTATATGAAGAGTCTGGTGGAAAAATCAAAATTACAGAACGTGCTGGAATGCGTAAAGATAGATATTCCAGTCTTTCGTATAACTACTATGTTGCTATGCAAATTGAAAACAAAATGAGTAAGCGACAGAATATCGGCGATGGAGCATCCGATATGTTTATCATTAAGGCTCCAAATTATAGAAGAAAGGCGGTGAATGGATTGTATGGCAGAACAAAAGCAAGTTGGAGATTCTAGTGTAAAAGATTTTTCCGGCATGATAGGTATTTCTAGCAAATTTGCTGTTCTTAACAGATTAATTACTAGAGACCTAAACAATAACACTACTACCCCTACATTCTCTTTGTATTCTAAAGAAGATGTACAGGGATATCTTGCTAACCCATATACATACGAAAAGCAGATTCGTAATGCTGTTACATATATATATGGCGCATCTTCTCATTTTAGAAGAATCATTCAGTATTTTGCAAGTCTGTCTGATTTAGCATATGTAGTGTCTCCGTATAAGATTGACCCTAAATCTACCAACGCCAAAACGATAAATAGAAACTATCGTAAGGTATTAAATGCTCTGTCTGCGATGAGCATTAAAACTCAGTTCCCGAAAATCCTAACCGTCTGCTTACGAGAGGATACATTCTACGGAACTATGTGGGTGACAAATGATAATATCACTATCCAACAGCTGCCTAGTGATTATTGTGCTATATCCACAATCGAAGGAAATGTATTGAATGTATCCTTTGACTTCTCATACTTCGATTCTCACAGTGCTTTATTGGAGTTTTATCCGCAGGAATTTAAGACAAAATACGCTGTTTACCAGAAACAGCGTACATCAAGATGGCTTGAATTGGATTCTCCAACTTCATTTGCAATTAAGGTTAATAATGATATCCTGGCGTATTCTCTACCACCGTTCATCGGTATATTAAGAGAATTGTATGACCTTGAAGATTATAAGCAGCTGAAATTAACCAAAACAGCATTGGAAAATTATGCAATGCTTGTAATGGCTCTTCCTATGGATAAAGATGGCAACTGGGGTATTGATCTGAACAAGGCAAAAGAATTCTGGCAGAACTTAGATTCTGTCCTTCCTGAAGAAGTTGGTTCCATCCTTACTCCGATGCCTATTACGAAGATCGGCTTCGAGAAGTCTAATACTGGTGATACAAATACAATAGCAGATGCAGAGCAGAATATTTTCACATCCGCTGGCGTATCTTCGCTTCTGTTTAATAATGAAAAGGCATCTGCTAATGCTCTTTCATTATCAATAAAAGCCGACCAAAGTCTCACATTCGGCATTGTGCGAAGCATTGAAGACGCTGTGAACAGATTTATACAGGCTCAGAGCTATGGAAAGAATTTTAAAGTCACTTTTCTGGATGTATCTCCGTACAACCGAAAAGAAATGGGTGATGCATATCTCAAAGCTGCTTCATACGGACTTCCTACGATTGCAATGTATGCAGCGTCTCAGGGACTTGGACAGGCAGAACTTGATGCTATGAGTTTCCTTGAAACAGAGGTCATGGGTCTGCAAGATATGTTTAGACCAATTCAGAGTTCTACTCAGATGAGTGGCAATACCACATCTACGGACAGTAATGCTCCAACCGATGAAGGTGGCAGACCACAGTCAGATGAAACGGATTTGACGGATAGTGGAGAACAATCCGCCGAGCAGAGTTCTGATTGGGGATAGGCGGTGATGATTCATGAAAAAATTCATATATGCTTTT